TAGGCATACACTTCGGTTTACCCTCGCCAGGCTCTCTTGCACAATCTCCCTTGATTTTACCGTCTGTGCCTACGCGAACCCAATCACCTTTCGGGCCTTTACCGAACCACTTTCTTAAATCTTCACTGACACCATCGGCATCCAATTTGGCGGCAATTGCCATTTCTCTGCGTTTCTTCTTAGATTTACCTTTGAACTGGGGTGCATCACTCTTATAGAAATCTTTGATAACATCCCCCATATCCATCTTCTTGATGTCTTCATCTACTGTGTAGCCAGGCACTTTGATAGTTTTAACTGTAGTCTTTATCTTTGGTTGTTTCTTATCTGCTTTCCAATCACCAGATTTCCAAGAACCTTTCTTAACATTTCCGTCCTTGTCAAAATGTCTCTTGAGATGTGGTGGTAATTCTGCTTCTGTCACATCATCTTCTTTGACACAATTAGGAACCATTCGGTTTCCCTTCTTCTTCATGCCCTTTTGTTTGTAACCTACCCAGCATGCCTCATCCACGGATTCTTTGGTGATGTTTCTCCTTTGTTTTTCATCCTTGATCCAAGCTTTTGCTTGTCGGGTAGAAGGCGGTTTCCTTGTCCACACCATAACTTTCCTGTATGTTGCGAGAATCGCTGCTTCATAGTCAGAACCTTCAGAGTTGTCAACGATAAACATATCACGAAACAAGTTTTGAAACCGTCCAATATTTTTTTGGACTGAATGCCACATTTGGCCAACTTGCACTGACCCAAGAGTTCTAGCTCGATCATTATCTCTGGCAACAGCAGTATCAAGATTAGTATTCACAAAAATCATCGCAGTTTCATATCCTAATTTTTCTATTTCGATTTTCTGCTTTTTGATTTTGTCGTAGTTTTTACCAGTTCCATCAATAACCAAACCAAGTCTACCTGTCAAAAAACCAGACTTACGTTGAGCAGTGATGAATGTAGCACGATCCCTCAGTTTTTGTCCCTTGAGTGAAAAAATATTTTCGGGAGCCATGGGATTTGCTTTATCTTTGAATTCTTTTTTGAGAGCGTTCTCAAATGCCGTGTCAGAATTGACAACCTTGTATCCGAGAGTAGTGAGGGCAGTTTTTCCAACAATAAAAGATTTGCCAGAACCAGGCCCGCCGGCAAGGAAAACTGCCTTGAATATAGCAGGGTCATTTATTCCCTCTTCGATGGGAATGAAGTCTGTGAGTGTCTTTTCCATACCACTATTTATAAGGATTGATTAGGGGAGTTAAGGCCTGAACAATACTTTTAGCAAAAGATGTATGAAATGGATCAGTTCTTTTTATATCCTCAATTATAGCTTCTTCACTTCTAAAATCATTCACCAGAGTATCATATTCATCATATGACAACATACCAGAATCGTACAGATGGTTAAGTTGTTTTAGTTTATCTTCATACTTAGCAATAATTCTCATTTCATCCGTTATAGGAAAAACTGTCATGTCTGGAACCCCCATCATTCCTCCGATATTTTTACGTCCCTTTTCCTATGACCATTCCATGCAATAAAACCACCCAATCTCAATGTGTAATATGCAAGGTAATTCATAGTGTAGAAGCCATTAACATTTATATTGATGTCTCTGAATATTTCATCCATCCACTTTTGAGTCTTGATTCCAATGTCTTTCTTTTTACCTTTTAACAATAGTGTCTGATACTTGTATCCGTAATCATGCACTAATCCACCAATCAGCATAACGCCAACTGGAGAGAAAAAAGTTCTTAAAAATTTGGGTATACTGGCACCATCAAATTGAAACCCCTTTGGAACTACATATTCAACATCGTCAATGATGTAATTCCAATCTTTGAGTAGTTCCCATTGTCTAGAACCCATCAACCAAGCGAGAACTCCTCCCCAGAATCCCTTCCCCTTGGTTTTAAAGGGCAAGGGTCTCAGTTGGGGCATGTCTTTTGCGGAAAATGTTAACTTGGTATTTTCCCTCAAGTCCATAACATTTATCAATGCGCCAATGAGTATAATTGCTATTGCTATCGTAAATTGCCAAAATTGCATGGCAAGGTCTATAATAAACTCCATTTGGATTTCCTTTTCTTAGTTTAAACTACCTCTAATCGGTTCATCAATCTCTCTGCCCGATTGGGTACTTGTTGATACCATCTGCTATCCCTACCTTCTGCGGCCGCATTTATCCAATTCCGTTGTTCAATCCATGCGTTCATTTTTTTGAACTTGGATAATCTAGGCCGGCCCATATTGAACATCATATTGATCAAGATTTCCCTAACCTCCTGTGGAAGATCACTCCAGAGTTCAATACCATATAAACCTACACATTCACCATCAGCAATCACAATATCGTTGTCAAAGCATTCCCTGACTCTTTCCTCTGATACTGGTGTTCCCACTTCCTGCCCGTATTCTGGATCGTCCTCTGTTATCAGATGGCCAATTCCAAAAGTAGCATATCCCAAATGGTCATTGTAGATTTCCAGTACGATGCCTTCGTCTTCTGCGAGTTGTTCATAAACATTAGTCCATTGGTTATCGGTTTTTTGCATTGTTGTTTTCCTTTAAAAATAATCCGAAAGACAATCTTCGTTGTCCCTCTTTAAGACCCATCCCACTTCTAGTGGAGTTAAATAATTTTTTTGCTTCACCATGTGAAGTCTTGTGATGCAATCCAGATTTAAAAGATTTGTAATCATTGTTGGATGCGTGTGATCGCATTTTTGTACCACTTATGCCAGCCACGCCAGTTGCATCTGGGTCACGGGCACCAGCAGAAACTACTTTCAAATGTTTGAACTTATAGTATCCATGTGTTCCCTTTTTGCCATTATATTTGTCTGCGAGTTTTTGAAACTCGTGGACTCTATCAGAACCAGCAACCATAGTAACATGTGTATGACCCTCTTGATGCATCTTACTAAGGTGAGAAAAAAAGTTTGGTGATGATTTAGAAGAACCTTCAAATTTACCCTGTGGATGAACATGCTTAAGGTATCTGATTTTTTGAGATGAAGAAAGCGGATTCTTATATTTGTCTTGTGAGTGACTTACTATCACTCTGTGGTCTGCTTTGTTTTGTCTCGCCACCGAATGTACTTTATCTACTAACTTGCTATGTCCAGCGGTAGGTGGGTTCATCCTACCAAATGCGAACACCATATGTTTGTCTTTGCTCATCTGTCCCATGCCTTGATTGCAGTGAAGTTGTTAAAACTAAACTCCATACGGTCTACAAGTTTTACAGCGTTACCCGATACTCTATCTATGGCAACGTATCCTTCTGGATTGACAACTTTAAATCCGTCTTTAGTTCTAACAAAAGTGTCTGTTAATTGTTTGACTCCGTTCAACTTTCTAACTATCATCATTTTAGCATCAATTAACTCACTTTGAAATTTAAATATATTTGCCAAGAGTCCTTGAAACTTTTTTACTTCTTTCAGTGTTTCTTGTTTTTTCAATTCTAATTTTTTCTTGTTAGATTCTGTCTTCAACTTATTTATCTCTGTATCAAATTTGGCCTCTACCCAATCATAATATTCTGAGGCATTTTTACTTGGGTTTATACTTTGTTGTAATCTAACCTTTGAGTTGTAGAATGTTTTTATTCCAGCACCAATAAATTTCCCAGTGAAAGAATTTTGTAGTCTCAAAAACTGTTTGAGTTGTGAGGAATTGATAGTCCTAAAAGTTCGACCAACAACCGACAACTTAGCTGTTATGGCATCTGTCTCTTGTTTTGTAAAAGTAGAGGCACCACTAGTATCTCTATAAGATGCATCATCCATCCATACTGACCTACTCTTTCTCAGTCTGGATATGTTGGCACCGAAAGATGCTTTCATCTTCTGCAATGAATCACCTGTATATGTTGTGTGCCAAACAACACCAATCTTGGCAGCCTTCATCTTTTGTTCTAGGTCAGACATTTTAGGAATTGCATATACGATGGTATTAGGTTGAAAAGTTGTATATCTTTTTCCATCGATGGTATCAGTTTCCAAAGTTGCATTGGTGAACATCAAATCTCCTTGAAGCACACCCTTGATACCCAACTTAGAAAATTCTTGAAATGCAATCACGAATTGTGGTTTCAGTGCTGCCGGCAACTCTTTGGCATTGTTGACTTCTTGAGTTGACTTGTATAGAAACGGAGTCTTATTGAAAACAGATTTTTTTGCCACAAAGAACTTGCCATCACTAGGGTCTGTACCAGCAAATATAGCAGGAGCACCGTCCCACTTAACTGTCATATTTACAGACGAGCGAGAACTTCCAGCCAACATATCTCTTAGTGACTGTAGGAAGTTTATGGCGCCTCTTGCACCACCGATACCAAAGTTAATAATTTCATCTTCTAGATGTTCAAGATGTAAATTCTTACCGTTGGCATCTTCTGTCAAATATGAAGAAAAACCTATCATTTAAATTTCTTTTAAGTTGCATAATCAAGACTATTTATAAAAATCCTCAGCGCGTTTTTGGCCTGGGACTTTTTTTCACGCTCTTTTGCTCTGAAACCTCTTCAGCTTTTTTAAGCGTTTTCAATTCTGCTCGTAGTTCCTTGATGGTTGCCTTGAGTATTTCTTTCTCTTGTATCTCAAACTCCAAAGCAATCTTCTTCTCTTCTAGATTCCGAGAAGTGATTTGTAGATTGGCGTTGACTGTATCCCAAGCCTGTGTTATATTGTTTCGCAACTCTTCAGCTTTGAGAAAGTTTCTCTCATACAACTTCATCTGTGCATGAACTTTCCACTTCTCAATGTAATCTATCGCTAGTGCTTCTTCTAGTGACTTGACTGTCTCGGCGTTTAAATCGTGGTCATAAATCTGGGCGGGGGTTTTTAATTCGTCATCTTTCTCAGCAATCAAATTCTTTTCCATATCATATTTTTTTTCCATAATCATCTCCATAAAAAAAGGGGGTCAATACCCCCTTATTTATCACACTTTTAATATAACTACTGGCAAGTAAATACTCCATTTGCATCAGCGTTACATGTGAGAGGGGTTCCTAAATCCGTTCCAAACTGTTTGATTGTCGCGTTAAAGTCTGCAAGAATTTGAGAGATATTAGTATCCCTTGTTGTAGAATAGTTCAACCAATCTTCATTGGTCTCATGTATACCCAACATACCTTGAATACCTAAAGTTTCAGTTGCATCAATACCGTACATCCCTACTGCGCCAACAGTGGTCATACCAAACTGACCCATCTCATTGAGATTGTCCATACCAGTGGTAGCAACACTACCAACAGTAGTGAAACCAGTGGTAGCGACTGAATCCACAGTATTAAATCCTGTAGTTACAACAGAATCTACCGTGTTGAATCCAGTTGTGGCTACGGACACTGTTTGGTCACCAGCAGTGTTCAATGCATCAAATCCGGCAAGACCCATCGTCAGCATAGCATCAGCATTAGCTGCACCACCTGTTGACCAAGACTCACTCAAACCAAGAACCATATTTTGTTGTCCTAACTGAATAGACTCTTGATGACCATGCATGGCCATCTGAATATCTTTGCTATTATTTGACTGAGTTTTAGCAAGGTCAGTCTGCATCCATGCCATCCCAAGTGTCGAAAAGCCGGGCATCAAAACCCTAGCCCATTTTAGAGCATCATGCTCAACCACCTGTGGAGTAATTCTTGTTTCTTGAGTCAGTGCAATTGCCATGACAGCTGCAGAAGCAGCTTGACCGTCACCCGATTGGGCAACTTCTGAGAGAGCTTTGTACCTCGCTTCAGCAGCGAGGGCATTTGCCTCTGCGGTTCTCTGAACCGCTTCATAATACTGGTTGCCAGAAGTAGCGCATCCAGTTACCAACAACAAACTAATCATAAGACTAGTCATACCGAACCTTTTCATTATAAATCCTCTTGTTTAAAGGGCTCATAGATATTTAGTAAGGTATGTATCAAAATTTATCCAAAGTGTGAATTTTTAACAAAATATCATTTGCGATGTATTGATTCTCAGCGCGGCCTGGATGTTGTTGGTCTCTCGCTAAAATTTTTACAGCAGATTGTGACCACTCTCTAACATGTGGAGCATACAATGGGTCTTGTCTAACAAATGATATATCATTTTCAAAACAAATTTGAGCAACTGCCCTAATGTTTTTTTCTTTATTCAAACTGGTGTTCGATTCGTGTGTCACCCACTGGTCATAGTAATCACCAAAATTTTTACCTAAGACTGCCACATTATCCTTGGAGTTAAGGAATCCATGCCACACTGGTTTACCATCATTCCAATTGTTAGTCATTTTTATTTCAAATCTGGATTCCTCAATTGTTTTGTAGACAACTATCTCTGGTTTCAATATTGGTATCCAATGTTGCGCTAGTCTATAAGCGAAATCATTAGAACCACCAGAGACTGCTAGATTGTATAATTCTAGTCCCAGTTCATCAGCAACTTTCTTTGCAAATGTCCACTCAAGTGGCAAACCGACTCCCACTGCATGACTACAACCAAAGAACATGATGTTCTTGGTATTCTCTTCAAACTGGGCTGAACGAAATGCGTATCTATTGATATCGTATTTTATTTCTACATCTCTCCACCTTTCCATGTTCTGTGGATGGGTGGTTAGATTTTGTAGATAGTTCTTATGACTGTCGGTTTGCCACCATTCTAAAGTTGTATCGTATCCCTCACCAAAGTTTCCGAGGACATCAATATCATTCACTTAGTTTTTTGCCCCACTCTCGGCGGCGTATTGAGTTGGCATCCTTCTTACCATATGTATCTGCGAGTGCAGAATTGGGGTGTGCATCGGCAATCTTACTGAATACCTCTTTCATACCCGAATCTGTTTTAGTTCTGTCCCCATGTCCACCTATAATGGCAGCAGATGTTACTAGTTGCCTGAAGTGAGGATTTTTTTCTAATATTTTTTCTCTGTCAGCTAACTTACAAAAGAGTTCAAATTGTTCTCCTGTCTCCGTGTTTTCAAATTGATATATTGGCACCATTTTCTCCTGTATCTAAGGTCTATAGAAATTAAGCAGACCAACTGCCAGTAGAGCAAGACTAACTGCATTAAGCACTAGAATGGCCCTATCGTTCCATAAGTATCCTACCAAAGTCCAACCAATCATACCAAAAAAACCAAACCACATATCCCACTCTCGTGGGTAGTCGGCAGCTCGAATAGTTAAAGCGATTAGTATTAAAATAGAGGCTCCCCATTTTACATACCAATCTAATGTATATTTAGGCGTGGCAGATTTGAAGATTCTTTTGGAATTTGCAATCTCTTCCTCGGCCCACTCTTTAGTATCTTTAGACATTCTTTGCCACCAATTCACTTTCCGATATCCTTAATGTTAGATTTGCCGATAACTTGATAAGCACCTTTGTTGTATGCTGGTGCGACAGTGTATCCAGCTGAAATTTCTTGTTTCTCTCGTATCCAACTATCATTTTTAGTACCACCAGTACCAGAGAAATCACTCTTCGATGGATACTTGATGCGATGTTCATCTATATATGTTTTCTTGACAACTAGAGGTTTACTTTCGACAAACTTGTTCTTTTGTTTTGGGGGATTGTTTTTCTTGTAGTTCTTGCGCTTTCGCCCATTCATATCATATCGTAGGCTGCCACCCATGTTCATCATACCCATTAAGAACCCTCTGCCAAATCACCTTGAAAAAAAATCTGAGACTTCTTCTCCGTGTACAATCCTTGTTCAACTGGTTGAAGTCCAACCACCACCCGAGCGGCATCACGAACCTCAGCGGATACAGCAAAACCAAATCCTTCTGGGTCTAACAATCGGTAGATTAATCGATAAGCATCTAGGATGTTTTGAGCAATTGCTTCATCCTCATCGGGGAACGCCGACAATTTGTCGGCGATAGTTTGCATATGTTCTGACATATTACTCCTTTTCTTGAATCGTGATTACATATTCCTTACCATTCATATCAGTAAGTTCAATGGTTTTAGTAGTGGACTGAAAGTAACCTTCAGTCGGATGTAAATCTGTTTTGATTGGGCCAATCAAACCAATAATGTTGTCGGGGTCATACCCCAACAACGATTTTCGGCAAACAGAGGCGATTTTATCACAGTAAGCAATCATTAAGCAGTCACCTCATAAGGTTTGTTCCACTGACCAATGTTGATATCTGTATAGTGACTACGGTGGAAGTAATCAGTCTGTATATCGTCCTCACAGAAATACTTAGGGCCCTTCATGGCAGCAAGTAACTCACTCAAGAACTTCTTTGCCTTGCCCTTGTAGTGTCTCTCTATCCAATAGGTATTAACCTGTGTATAACCCTCACCATGAGTGTGTTCAAACTTAATTGCACCAGACTTCAGATTAACAACCAGAGTTGAATGATTCTGAACCGCAATGGAACCCTTCATACCGTACTTTTTCAGAACACCCTTGATAGTAGGGGCAAGTTCTTTTTTCATTTCTTGTGATACATAAGCCATAATTTATTTACTCTCTCAATTGATTACAGGATCATGATCTCATAGGCTGAAGCAAAAGTCAAGAACTTTTTTAACTTTTTTGAAAATAAAAGTCGTTAGAATTCAAGGGCTTACAAAAAAGTTGATCTTTTTTATACCTATCGTAGGCCTCTGAGGTGGTCAAATCGACCCAAATCTGCACGGCAGAGCGGTCAAATCCGTTATTGTAGACCTCGTGTCTGGCCTCCGTGGAGAAAGCATAACACGGATGCCACTCACAAACGGTATCAGGCGACTCCTCTCCCGCTCTACAGACCGCCCAATCAGTAGGATTGTATGGTCTCAGGGGGAATACAATAGAGGTTCTACGTCCATATTGCGGTGAATCTGCATGTTCTGGCACTACGCCATGCGGTTCTACATGCATTATAGTCACCTTCTGGGGTGACAATGGGACATCTGGATGCATGATATCCACACATCTCTGGACTAGGTTCTCGTGGATTGGATTGGGTTCGATGGCACCAACACCATTCGATTGAGTCATAAACAGTATGTCTAAAGCATGGTCAACCACTTCGTCAAAACCACTTTTATTTTTTATCACACTCTGTGCCGTGTGACGATACAGCAGTTCTTGACTTTCTTCTAATACAGCATTAAATTCGCCCCTCATGTTCTCTGACATGACGAGCGATGTCTTGAAATAAATCATACCAAATAATCAACAGTGTGTGAGTTAGTCACCGATTGTTTGTGCCCGTTACTATCGTATACAGTCACATTGTATACGTCATGTTTTACTCTAATTTGTCCCTCACCAGCATCATAAGTTCTGGTCACCACTGTTCTATCAGACCAGCTGCTCGTGACACTTGATACTGGCGGTATGGGTGTTACTGAACCGCCCATGCTATTTCTTGGTAAACGCCTGAGCACCAAAGAAAGCAGCTACGATACCAGCAACAGCAACAAAATATGTGGCTGCCATGTCGCCCAATATTTTACTTGCTTGTTCCAATCCCATGAGAACAGCGAGGACAACAGCAAATGGATAGAGTAGCATACCTCCCAAGGCAAACCACGCCATCTTCCGTTGACTGTCTCGCATAGCATCTTGGTCTTCAAGTTCCCTTCTCTTGAATTCCATGTATAACTTTTTTTCTTCGTCATCAACTTTGCCATCACCGTTTACATCAGCTGGCAGAATCTTCTTTTCTTCCTCCGACAAAAACCCTCTCCTTTAATGTGTCTAGAAAAGAGCTCTCCTGTTTGGGGGGAGTCTTCTCTGATTGTTTTTCTTCATCAGAGAAATACTTCTCCTCTAATGAATCATCTTTTTTCTCATCATTATCAGGGTCAGTCACATTTTTATAATATACTATCACTTCTTTGGTTTGTTTCACAAACCGTTTAATCTCTTGAAGGTTGTAAGCCATGAGTTCATAATCTGGAACTGACATGGCCACAAAGACCATAGAACCAGATTCTTTTTCTATACGTTCTAAGAATTGATCGAGATTTTTGTTGGAGACAACATACCACTTGGGTTCTTTCATGTCAATAGGTCTAGGCAATACAGGATGTTGTATTGGTATCTGAACTTCTACTGTCTTTATCTCGACCTCTCTAGGAGGCGGATTTAAAAAAGCACATCCATTAAGGACTAGTAGAGTTGTTGTAATCGCTATCGATTTCCAAACTGTCAAAAACTTGTTTTGTCGCATTGTTCACTCTTGGTTCAATTAGGCCAGGCTTAGCGGCAGCAAGTCTAGATAAATCATGTCTACGAAATATATCCAGATATCTATCTCTTTCTGCCTGTATATCAGCATTGGCAGCAGTCAACTCACCTAACGCTTGTGCTTGAGTTTCGTACTGTGTCTGCATTTTATCTATAGTATCATTTTGGGTTGCAACTTGTAGTTCCATAGCCATGTTCAACTCACGCAATTCGGTGAGTTCCCGCTGGGTATCGTTATAATAGAAGTATCCTATTATACCGCAACCAAATAATAATCCTAGTAATATCTTACTCATAACTCTATTTATACTTTTATAGAAGACAAATTTTCTCTGCCGCCAAAATTACCTCTATCAAATACTGGGGTATCATCGTCTTGTCCAGAGTCATGGATGTTATTTTGGGCATCAGCTTCCAAATCATACAATCTCATCTTCGCCCTGTCAACGCCAACCATGAACCTCTTGTTTCTTGTTGGGTCACTGTATCGATTCTTCAATTGTTTCACCATGATGTGTCCCTGTTGTTCTAGTTCCTCTGTACTGATAAGGGCGAACATTAAGTCAGCAGTGGCAGGAAGACCAAAACTCTCTGAGGTGTCTGTCAAGTCAACATCACTATTGTTATATCCACCACGAGTGGTCTGTGTTGCAGTCACGATAGGCAAATCATACTCCACCGCGAGACCACGCATCTCCTCAGCGATTGCCTTGACAATGGTGTAACTATTTGCACCATGATTACCACGCAACCTTTGACTTATACAAATATTTAGATAATCTACAAAGATAATATCTGGTGCAAAGGTTTGTTTGATTTTTAACTCTTCTACCAAAGTTCTGATATGACCTGTATGTGCTGAGGCAGTTGGATATTCTTTGATAATTAATCTACCATCAATTTTTGTTTTGATTTTATCAATGCGGTCAGTGTACATCTTTTTAGATAACCCTTTCAAATCTTGAATGGAAATATCTAACATGTTAGCATCAATACGTTCTGCGATTCTCTCCTCTGACATCTCTAGAGTGACATACAAAACATTCTTGCCCTGCTCAATACAAGCAGCAGCCATGTGACACATGAACAAGGATTTACCTACACCTGTTCCAGCGAGTGCAACATTCAACGTCTTGTTTACTAGTCCACCTTCAGTAATCTTGTTGAAATACTCAAGGTCAAAGGGAATTCTTTCCTCTACTCTATGATAGAAATCATATCGGGACTCAGCGTCACCAACATAATCGTGTCCAATGTGATTGTCAAAACCAACACTGAGGGCATCGGATAAGATGTGAGGCAAAGCATCGACATTGTGTGCCTTGTCTTGGCCATCGATGATTTGTATTGATTGCATTACTGCATTGTATAGTGCCTTGTCTTTGCAAAACTTCTCTGTCTGGTCTATCATCCACTCAAAGTCAGACTCCATGTACACCAGACTATTGACCAACTCTTCACACTTTGCGTATGTGTTTTCATCGATGCGTTTGTTTTCCTGTAGGGAAATTAGCAACGCATTTTTGGAAGGCACTGTATTGTATTTGTTTATATAATCACGAATGACTTTGAAGACTTCCCTATCGAATTGTTCTAAAAAATAATCTTCTTTTAGAAATGCGATAGTTCCTCTTACATAAGTTTCGTCATTTATAAGATTCGATAGTATCTGTTTCTCTAATCTCATCGTAAAATTCTCGCTTCACTTCTTCTATACACGGTTCGCACAAATAACACTCATCTGCACCATTATTAAAACATATTGCACCGTCTTTGTCAAGGTCAATTTGACCCCCACATCGGTCACAGATTTTCGTAGGCATCTTCTATGTCTGCTTCGCTGACTTCTGCTTGCATGATAGCATCAGATGAAATCATGTATCTCTTCTCAATCCAACTTATAAAACTTTGGTCTGTGAGAATGGGCAACCAGAACTCCTTTGTATATGTGTCCTTAGTTCGATATTTCTTCGCATCGTCTTCGCCAGATTTCGCATACCATCCGTTTGAAGGTTTGACCACATGACCTGACTCAAGAGCCATATCAAGAAGACCAGACCACTTGCTGATGCCACCCTCCCACGATACTTCAATTGGTATCTTGGATTTTTCACGGACGTATCTGGACTTTTCAACATTAATAATAAAGTTGTAACCGACAACATCTTTTCCCTGTTTTTCTTGTTGTCTTCCAATGATAAAAATATTATCAGCGGAATAATAAATACCAGTTCCACCAGAGACAATATCTTTGGGGAACATACCAATTTCTTTGTATGTGTGATTTACCACCACAGCGGGGAAGTCTTTCATAGTTAGATGTGGTGTAATCATACGAAACAGGGATTTCATTTGTTTCGCTCGAGTCATGTCTGCAACAGACTTACCATCTATGGCATCATCAACTTCTTTCTTAGAAGCCAAGTTACCAACAGAATCGACAATTATCATAACTTTATCACCACGCTCCAGACCATTCATCTGGGACATGACATCATGTTTTAGTTGTTCGATATCTGCAATGGGCGAGTGAATGACTCTTTCGGTGTCTATTCCAAAACTATCAAAGTAACCCTGTGGAGCACCAAACTCAGAGTCATAAAACAATATCACTGCATCATCATATTTATCCAAATATGCTTTTGCAAGTAACATGGCAAATGCAGTTTTGAAATGTTTGGACGGCCCAGCAAATACTGTCAGTCCAGAACTGACGCCTCCATCCAACTGTCCAGACAAAGCCACGTTCAAAGCAGGCACCGTAGTCTGAACAAAGTCTTTCTGATTGAAAAACTTTGACTTACTCAAGATAGATGCTTCTTTGATTGTGCTGTTCTTTTTTAATTTATCTAAAACACTCATACAAATAAATCCTCCAATGTTGCTACTGGTCTAGTCTTCCAATTGAGACTGTCCACGATTGTGTTTAGTGGGTCTAAAAATGCTTTCTCAAACATGAGTTCATAGTCAATGTATCTGTGCAAGTCGAACTCTTTTGGCATCAACCCATTAAATGCCACTGTGTTCTCACGCACATGGTTTGGTTCTTTGAGATACAAGAACTTAATCTTATCACCGTCTTGGATGACTTGATACTTATTCTCAATCTTCTGTGTCTTCACAAGATGATTGTAAATCAAAGCACCACGAACATGCATAGGAGTTCCTTTGGTATACACTGTCTCACGAGAGGAATACTTTTCTATGTTATTACATCCACGAGGAAATGCCATCTCCTCTGGAGTCATCTTTTTAAAAGACTGCCATGATTCCTCAACAAAATTCTGGAGTTCCTTCTCCCCTTCGTTGAGACACAATGCCACGGCCTCTCGCAAACTCTCACGGATAGGTGCTGGTGTAGAAGACCTCACAATCTCCAATCCCATCACCTTCAACTTAGGAGTCTTGTATCGAACACCTTCGTTGTCCCAGACATTCATCGCATATCTTTTCTTTGCAACCCAGATAGCAGAGTCAGAAATTGCCTCTCGTTTGAATTCTATCTTGGGTTGAAATACATTCATGTACTCACCCAAGTCAGCCATGCGTCCATTGATTGCTGGCACCAACTTGTCTTCTGTGAACCTATCAATGATATTGATTATCTCATCACGAGACTTACCCTTTAGATGTTTATCAACCATCGCGTCCAAGGTCACATAACAAGAATCGGTATCGGTATAGAATGAATAGACCTCACCTTCAGTGTCCATGAACTTGTTCATAAACTCATCTACCACCTTCCCAGTGTCACGGATGATTAACTGACCACTCAAAGTGATTGCCTCTGCAATCCTCTCATCAAAGAAACGGAACCACTTGTTACCTATTGCACCAAACAAAGAGTTCAACTGAATCTTTCTTGCCATCTGAAAGTTGTGATACTTGGCGATATCATTCTTGAGTTTAGGATTCTTGGTATCCTCATACTCTTGTTCTGCCTCCTTCATCAACTTCTTGTATCTTTGGCGGTCATCGAAAAACTTCTGAGTAATCTCTGCCATGAAACCCTGTTTGTCTTTGCGGAACAGATATCCATTCGCAGCCATGGACAAATTGGCATCTTTGAGTTTAAGTTTGTGTTTGCGTTCCAATACACTATCAACTGTGCAATCAATTGGTTTGTGATTCTGCGCCAACATCTCAGGTGATAGATTGTGTTGCATAATAATAGACGGATACAGGGAAGTAGCATCCACGGATACCACCCACTTGTATTTCCCTGTCTTTGGTTCTTGAACATACCCGCCTGGAAATCCCTCAGAGAAGTTCTCCTTTTTCTGAGGCAACATAATGTTCTTCTGTAACAAGTGATTGTATAACAGACAATCCCAAGTTCTCACGGATGAAAAGATATCATTGTAATTACATTTACAGTCGTATCCCATCGTGATGATGAGTTCCAAGAATTTCATCTTGTCATCAAGCTCGTCAACCAGAACCGTATCGATGATATTGTAGTCAATGAATCGATTCCAATCATTCTCATAGAACTCGCGGAATGTTTCAAATCCAGACTCAAGTTTTTTCTTGCCGAGTTCTACCTGAGCGATGTAGTCTAGTCGATAACTCTCTTGGAAAGTGTAAGTGAACTTCTTGTACAAGTCCATGTAGTCAAGTTGAATGATACCTTTGATATCAGTCTTGAGCAATTCTCTGTTGTGCCCACGAACTGTCTTTTTGCGAGTCATGTTATATGGACTGAGAGTGTTCTTAGCAGAGTCGCCAAAGATTCTGTCAATCCTGCCGACCAGATACGGCATGTCAAATAATTCTAAGTTCCAACCTGTAATGACATCTGGATAATCGTTGGCCCACCAAGTCATAAAGTTCTGCAACAAATCCATCTCATCAGAACAATAGGTGTAGTTGACATTAAGGTCTTTAGTTTCTTCGCCAGGCTTCCACTCACCAGACCCCCATGTAAATATCTCTTTGGTTTGATTGTCTACTATGGTGATAAGAAGAACTTCTTCAATCGGGTTCTCTGTATCTGGGAAACCGTGTTCGGCAGTTGTCTCAATATCTATTGAGAATATCCGCATCTGTGACATATCAAAATTAATGTCTTCGGGATACATAGTTGATAGGTATTGATAGGTCAGGTCAGTCTGACCAAATATAGGATAGTTTTCTACCTTGGCGTAATTATCAATAAACTCTTTGCAGTCAGAGTTGTCGCCAAAGACGATAGGTTTGAGATACTGCCCATCAATGGAAGTATGCTCAGACCTATCCTTTGACTTAACGAACAAGGTTGGGGTGAAGGGATGGCGTTCGGTGAACCGTTTGCCATTCCTCACTCCTCTTGTCAGGATTGAATTACCGTATTGCCAGGCGTAAGTGTAAAAGTTCGACATTCATCATACCAAAATTGTGATCAAGTAACATATTAACATAACCAAGGGTGTATGTCAAGGGTGTTACCCTTCAAATTTTGGTTGAGTCTTGACTCCAGTAGACTGCGTATGTTGAAACTTAGACAGATATTCTTTTTTGATATCAGATTTGGGTTCAAATACAAATCCAACTTGGCCATATGGGACAAACACTGTTCCGTCACTAGATGGAGCAAAAGGAACAAATACAATAGAGTATCTGCCTTTCATATCACCTTCAGTAACTTCCTTGTATTTTATCTCAGCTGGGTTCTGTAGGACATATCTTCCACCCTCTTTGTCATCAGTTAGATGACCAATCAAATCAGAATACTGATTAGATACTAAACGAATACCGATTAAACTAGTTTTACCGTATCCATTATTCTCAGCAACATCATCAAAATTTATTTCAACTTCTTGGCCAATATTGGCCTCGACAGTCTCTTCACCTTTTTTCTTCGCCATTACGAAATCACTCCTGTAAGAATTGTTTCCCCACCTTTATTTCTTGTGGTTTTTGTTCCTCTGGTATCTCTCTGACTAGAGAAATATTCAGCATGCCATCTACATAATCAGCACCAACAACTTTAGTATTATCAGTCAGAGCAAATGTCCTCGTGAAGTTCCTAGCAGCGATACCTTTGTAGGCATATTCTGTTTTGTCTTCGCCTCTATCTTGAACGCCTTGAACAACTAACTTGTTGCCTTCTGGGACAAGATGAATGTTAAATTCGTCTTCCTTGAATCCAGCACAAGCCATCTCAATACTCCAAGAGTCGGAGTCTGATTTGATAATGTTGTAAGGGGGATAGTTGTTTGCAATATCTTTTACGGTATGTAAATTATCAAAAACTTTGTCATATCCTATTGAGAAGGGGCGAAAGAAAGCATCTAAATCGGATGCTGTAAATCTAGCTGTAACCATTGTAGTCTCCTTTTTTTTAAGCAAGATTAAAATAAGAGAACCCTTTCGGCGAACTCTGATCTATATATAACACTTCTTTATAGAAATGTCAAGAGGTAAGTGTTACTTTTTTCTACCAATATTATACTTGGTCACTAAAGTCCACTCATCTTTTTCTTTGTATGGGAGAATTTTTATCTGACTCATAGGAGCAGTCTCCGTAACAACTTCGGAATCTAACAACTCTATCAAACCCCAATCGCTCAAAAGTTTTGCAATTGCGTTTCTTCTTTGTAAATCCGAATCGCTTAAGTCTGCTTCTTTGCCATCCAAAGCAAAAAGTTCTTTGAAGTGGGTAATAAAATATCGGCCCTGTTTATGTAGAATGTGACAGGATTGATAAAGAATTTTATCTTTCTTGGATGCGACACCTATTCTTGATAGTGTTTCTCTCACCTTCAAAAAATCATCATCACTTTTTAATTTTATTTCCACTGGTTTATAATCTGGGTAATCAATGTCAAAAAATGCACTCATTATAATAACCTTTATTTTTTAATTCAATAAAGATTATTTATAAATTATGCGTTTTTGCCACCCTTTCTAAGAGATAACTTCATTTGTTCTAGGTCAGATTCTCTCAGAATCCTAAGTGCTTCCATAGCTTTGACATTGTTATATCCAAAATACTCCTTGACTAATTCTATGTTCTCTTCGCGTTCTGGTTTCAACCACTTGTTGAACCGCCTTTTCTTACGGATGATTCCCCTGAGAAAATCATACTGCAACCTAGCATCAATGTGAGGTCTGGAATTCATCTCGTTTGCTGGGACAACTGTATCCGCACCATGAGACAATGCCTTGTTGATAATAAAAGAACTGTACTGTTTCTCAGCCCAATCATCAACCATTAGATCTTCCTTTGTATCGTGTATGCTCTTCACGAAATCAAAGGGACTGATACCTTTCTTTTTGACAACATAATCTTCAGCATCATATGTTTTCTTTGCTGGGCCCAACTCATCTATCACGATGTTGATCCTTCCATCCTCTTGCCATATCAGCAAATTCCTTTCTATTTTCTTTCATGTATTTGAATGGGGTAATATCCCCCAACATCCAATCTGGTAGTCTTTCTTGCATGAAGACATCCATCAATCTATTAAAATTATTTTCTCTAACATCTAGAGTCCTGTGATGTAGGTCTATTATATCATAGTCTCTGAGTGCAGTCAACTGGTCTACTATTCTATCAGCCCTAAAACCATCGTCAGTGATATGGTCAAACGAGTAATCAATCTCATCATGTAGTTGAAATCCCAATTGTTGAAATGCGTGATAAAAATTTGGAGCAGCAAAGACCAATGGAATCTTACCCATCAACACTGCCCTCCAAGTTTTTTCTGTAAGAAATATTTGTTCTACGTCTGACTCATTGACTAAATCTATCAGTGAGTATCTATAGAACTCTGGAATCATAATCTCACCCAAGTCTGGTATAGCGTCACCCACAACGTCTACCGTAACTCCACGATAAACATATGTACAACTATCATTTAGAAGTCCACGGTCACTCAATAGATTCCACATCAAATCTCTGTGTGGTTTTATCTTGTTATTAAGACAGGTGAAGTCTCCTGTTGGCGGTTCAATCCAATCTGGTTTACCATTCATTTGTCTAGCACCAATCATCGCTGTCATCCACGCCCAATGCCATGGCCAACCTTCTATGGAAATGTTATCAGCAATGTTTGGTATTGTGCTGTTGATTGAAGCATTATATTCTTTGAACGACTTTACATCCAAATCATTGTAACTAAAGTATGGTATCGTCAGTCCACGTTCTCCAATAGTATCTGGAATTCTACACTCCACAGGATTGTAGACTACGACATCTTTATCTTTCCAAGTGCCGTCCATCAACTTATCTTTGTGCGTGTGCAAAGGTAACCAGACTTCATCTACAAGTACACCCATGTACTCTGGGTTACCCCAATTTGGTAAAGGGCCACTCATATCACAGGTACGGTATAAAATATTGCAAACAAAATCAATACAACCATGAGGGCGATACTATTTCTGCGTCTGCCGCCACATTCACATTTGTTTTTCAATTTACAATCTCCTTGATGTTCACTTCATTGCGTATCGCAATAATATTTGCAACTTCATACCAAAATTTGGCAAACCCCTCGTTCTGAGCTCGAGCAGAAGCATTCAAACAAGACCTGATTCTTCTCAAAGCATCATCACGATTTGAAAATCCGCACTCACTGTCTGCTATATCTCTCATAGTCGAAAGCTATCCTATGCAATAATCTTGTATCCATGTTATCGAATTCATGTCTCTTATGAATGGTCAACCACTGTTCGCTTATGACTATATCGCCATCTTTCCAGTAATGATCATATCTATACTTTTCCTGTAAGACATGTTGTTTCAAGTATTCCATCGTAGTCTCAAATCCCCACTCTCCCATTCCCACTATGCCAAATATCTGAAGGAATGGAAAATAGAATCCAGTTTTGCCAGCATCATTAGTATGAACCAAATTGAAAGGTCTGTCAGTGGCATGATGTTCCACAAAGAATTTACTATCAGAATAAGAACCAGACTTATACCCTAGTGTGATTTGTATATCGGATAGTTCTTCTTGTTCAGATTTTGGTAAATCATTGTACGCAGCCTGCATGTCAATCCAACTTGTACAACTACCTTCAGTTCCCTTGACACCATACAACCAAATCAATGGCGCACGTTCATAGTTACTTGCCTGATTGGCATGCCAATCTAAAGCACTGGTATGACCAAACAAACCTTCCTCGCCATGTTCATCTTTTTCACCAGTGACCCTTAAAATTTTTGAGTGACAAGCAATATGCTTGGTTCTATCGACATCAGTGTACTCTTGGCAGTTGCCGATACGTTCACAAAAATCAACCTCTTCATCGGGAGTCAACACTTGATTCCTTATCACCACAACTCCGTCACTCAAAACGGCTTCAGTTATTAATCGAGCATCTTCGTCAGTGGCATTTTTGAGGTCTAGGTCAAAACTAATCATTTAAATTCGCAACTGGCCATGATATCTGTGAGACAAGCAGTCATGTTGATTTCTTGGTCAGCAACAAAAGCAGACTTGTATTGATAGTCTGCAATCAACAACACGAGATGTGGCACTTGTTTTACTTTATCCACGAGACCATCATAAACTTTACGATACAATCCAGTGGGGTCATTGTCTATATTGTTGACAACCCACATACGCATCTTTCGCCAGTCTTTCTCCTTGAGCGCATCGTAGAGTCCCTTCATGTTGACCTCAGCGATGTTACTTAGGATACCCTCATCGATAACACCAGACCTTGAATACCGTTGGAGTTCGTTTAGAACACGGCGATAGTCTGGAAAATACTTCATCAACAACTCAGCAATCACTTTATCAGAGAACTCAATCTGTTCTCTACCAAGGATTGTTTTCATTCGTTGCATGAACTTAGTAGCCATGACTTGTTTCTCACCCTTGTTGAGTTTGAAATCAATCACAGTAGTTCGACTATGCAGTGGTTCGATGATACGGTTCTTGAAATTACATGTAAAGATGAACCGACAGTTGGCAGAAAACTCTTCGATGAATGCCCTGAGAGCGGGTTGTGTTGAGTTGGGATTAAGGTAGTCTGCCTCGTCCAAGATAACAACTTTGGTCTGCCCACCAAAACTAACAGTGGAAGCAAAGTCTCTTATCTTTGTTCTCAATACATCGATACCAGATTCATCAGAACCATTGATGAGAATATAATCAACACCAAGTTCTCTACACAATGCCTTAGCAACAGTGGTCTTACCTGTGCCGGCAGTTCCACACAGTAACATGTTTGGTATCTCACCTTGTGCCACTATGTCATCAAAAACACTCTTCAACCTATCAGGCAAAACACAATCCAAGATTGTGTCAGGCCTGTATTTTTCTACCCACAAGAACTCCTTCATGTGCGAGTCCTTTTCTCAAGGATTTCTATCTGGGCAAGCTTGTTTGCCTCCCAAGTCTCTTGAGAACGGTCTTGTAATTTTTTACCAGACCGAATCTTCTTAGGGAAGAACTTTGACTTCCTCAAATTTTCCAAAGCAACGAGGCGTCTTTGGGTCACATTCTTTTTCTTCAATGCATTATCTCCTCACGTTCAATGTCATCTTCTTCAAGATAACTACCATACTGTATTTCTAAAATTCTCAAAGGTTCATTACCAATGTTCTCAACTTGATGCCAATGATATGGCATTATACTAAAACTATCGTGTTTTGTCAAGGTGAAATGTTTGTAATTACCACTCGGGCCGACACTGTGTTTTATCAGACATTCGCCCTGTAAAATAAACCAGAACTCGCCACGATAAAAATGTCTCTGATAAGATATCTTTTTGTAAGGTTCAAGTTCCAAAACTTTTACCTTCGCATCAGTGTACTTTAACACCTCATCAAAGAATCCCCAATGCCTTCTTGTTCTATTGAGATTAGAACTGGAGTTTCTTTTGTTCTCGCCACCTACTCCACTGTACCAACATACACCACTAACATCCTCTGGTATGTTACTACCGTTTCGGTCACCGCCATTAGCAAAAATGTAATGACAGTCAGGGCCATAAACCCTCATACAATCTTTAATAAATTGATTCGCCGTCCCATCATCATCATCAAATGGGACAACGTGATCAATCATCTTTAAGTTTGCCATGATATCTAATCTTTGTGAAAAGTCCATGAACGGTTTACCCTTTTTTCTGAATAACCATTCATCACTGTTCAAACCGACCACTAAAGTATCACCAAGTTTCTTTGCCGCTTCTAGTAGTGCGATATGTCCACCGTGTAGTGGGTCAAACCCACCAGACACCATAACAATTTTTTGATTCATCTATCCAAACTTTTCAGACTTCTTTGTGCTGTCATGCAACTCTAACTCTAGTTGCCTTCCTTTTGTTTCATTCACCACTGAACTTTTATTGGTAACGTAATCATACATAGTAGCAGCATCAGAAATTTCAAATGGATCTGTTGGGCAATTATCTTGGAAACCAGCTTCAACAAATGCAGTTTCAACAATACCATCATTAACAAGCATGGAGTATCGCCATGACCTCTTACCAAAAGTTAAGTTATGTTTATCAACCAAAGCACCCATCTGTTCAGTGAATTGGCCAGAACCGTCACCAATCGGTTTGATATTTTCAATTCGTTGATATCTAAACCAAGCGTTCATAGTAAAACTATCGTTGACTGACAAACAGTAAATTTCATCGACTCCTGCTTTACGGAAAGCTTTGTAGTTTTGTTCATAGCCAGGCAATTGTTTTGCCGAACATGTTGGTGTAAATGCTCCAGGCAAAGCAAAAACAATTACTCGTTTGCCTGCAAAATAATCTCCAGAAGAAAACAACTGCCACTTGTAAGGATTTTCCTCACCAGCAGCAACCATCTCTTCTGAACGGACTCGTACATTCCATACGACATCCATCGGGACTCGTTGTCCTACTTCAACCTTCATTTATTTTTCTCCTAACTGGTCTGTGAAGATGGGTCTAAAGCCAACCAATAGGTTCTCTTGTCGTTCTTGAACATAAGAACAGGTTTAGTTCCTACGGTGACTTCGTAAGTGTCGGGTATAACTTTTAGTGACTCAATAGAGAGTCGAGCATCAAACTCCACATCGGAAGTTCCAATCATCGTTGAGAAGCTATTGCTCTTGGGGGTGTTGGGGTCACCAACATTGACTGACACTGAACCATCACGAGAAACAATACTCAAGAATGGCGCAGAGATAGCAGAGGCAGCTCTCTGTATTTTGATGATGGAATCTCCATCAAGGGTAGTCTGATACTTTGCCTCGACCTCAATTTCCCTGTCAGGCGCTGCTTTAATGACTGAGGGTTCAGCATAGTAATACTCAAAGGAACCCGCTCCCATGTTCACTGTCACGGATTCATCACCGAATGACAGTTCAGTATCATCACTCATGGTGAGCAATGCAAGAAACTGATTTAGGTCATAGATAGCGAACTCTCTTGGGAATGTTTCTGACACATTCGCCTTTGCCAAGATGTTCATTGAGTTTGCAACTGTGGCAAGTTGGTTGCCTTCTTTGACCATCAAGTTTGTGTTGATGGTTGCAAAGTTCTTGAGTTGCTCAAGAGTTTCCTTTGATACTTTCATAATATACTCCAATCAAAATTCATAATAAAATAATACCACAAATACTAGGTGGGTGTCAAGGGTGTTTTATACCTCAGCCATGACTGTAGTATAAGTGATATTGTTATCGGTCATATAAGTTTTATATGCTGATGAGTCCTGTGGGTCATGGGTAGATTTGTCAAGAGCATCGTATGCCGACTTAAATGCCAGTGCAGATGCTTCATCAGTAAAATCAAACCTAAACTCAAATGTCAATCCGTCTTCACTAGACCATGTACTAGTGGTGGTATCAGACCTACCGTCAAGCCATGTTAAGTAATTTGTTGTTCTAGCATTGTAGTCAGAGTCAACTAGATTCAACATTGGTAAGTCAGTTTCGGTGTCAGGTCTCACAAACCGACTCGTGATTCTGTAAGCCATTTTTATTCTCCCTTGTGAAAATATTCTCTCTCCTATTTATACAAATAAATCGGGGCAGGCGGTTGAGAGAGAGTGAGAGAGAGGCCGCCTGCCCCGCCGGCGGTTGCCGGAAACCGTTAATTATCTTTATCCTCATAGTCATGCACATACAAAGCAATGATAGCGTAGTGCAAAACTTTCATCAAATCTTTTCGGTTGTATCCATCTTTCTTGCCATATCGTTGGGCATACTTCAGAATGTTTCCGATACAGAACCCCTCACCATGGCCACCATCGATAATAAATTCGGTTGCCTGATATTGGTTCTGGGAATAGTGTTCACCATAAGTGGCATCAATATACTTTTGAAGGTCAGCGATTAACTGACCCTCATTGTATTTGTAGTCAATAGGTTTAGAAATCAACTTCATCTTCCTCTTCAGTTTCTACATCGTTTTGTACTGCATCAAGGTCAACACCAGCATCAACCTTAGTGTAAAGGTCAATGAAGGCAGACTTGGTGTCAGTGTCGAATCGGTTGACACACAACTGAATCGCCTTGAGGCGGTCACTGAACATGGCAAATGCCTTGACAATGTGTTCCAGACGGCGAGTCGAAACCAACTCTTCAATTCCACCCTCATAGAAAGTTTTACGAATCACATCAGCCCAAGTGACTAACTTGTCAGCGAACTCATCATCGACACAATTGGCAACTGCCATTTTGTTGAGAATGATTTTCTTTTCTTGATTAGCGGAAGGATATTCCTGTTCAACCGTGATAGCGAATCGTTCTAGGAACGCCTCATCCAGAACTTGAGCACCCATAAACTTACCGTCATCGGAACCTCGACCCTTAGTATTGGCAGTGGCGATGATATTGAAACCAGCGGTAGGATGGATAACTTCACCAGACTTCTTATTGAAGTAGGGTTTCCCTTCAAGGATTGCCTGAAGGCACATCAACTTGTTAGAACCTCTATCAATCTCATCCAGAATGAGAAGCGCACCACGCTTCATGGCAGTGAGAACAGGGCCTTCACGATAGACCACATTACCATCGACCAGCGTATTACCACCAATCAAATCATCCTCATCAGTTTCGATAGAGATGTTAACACGAATCGCCTCTCGTTTCTGGCGAGCAGCAATCTGTTCCACCATCATAGTCTTACCGTTACCAGAGAGACCACAAATGAAAACAGGATAAAACATTCCAGACTTCACAATTTTTGTGAGGTCAGTATAAAACCCAAAAGGAACATAGGTATCATCCTTTTCGGGAACTAAATTTTCTATTTCCACAGCAAGTTTCGCCTGAGTTAATATCTTGGCGGATTCTGGTTGGGACTGAATTGTCTCAAGCGGAGCAACTTTTTGGGGCGTGTTGTTCTGGACAGGCATTGTCACAACCTGACCCACCATAGATGGATTGAATTGATTCCGACCAACTTTGGCCGCCTTGAAAAACCACATGGGTTTTGATAAACCAGATGCCTCAGCAACCTGTAATACTTCCGATTTGGAAAATATGCCCGACACATTATCGGACTCGGCAAGGGCAGACAACAACTGGTCTTTCTGTTTAATACTCATAATAAATAACCTCTCTCAAAAAACTCATTAAACTCTCAATTACAGGATCATGATCTCATATTCTGAAGCAAAAGTCAAGGGCCACGGCGAAAATAATTGAAATTTCTTTTCATTTAAAATCAACAACTTAGGCCACCCTCTCAACAAATCGATTAAGAAACTGTCGAGAAGTAGACTTTTTCTTCTGAAAAGACTTGAATCCTCTCAAAATGTCCGCCTTCTTTTCAGACTTGACGGTCAACTCATTTTCGGTATCATTCAGTGTTTTACCACCAGCGATAATGAAACAGGAATCATATCCCCAAGCATCATTCTCAACTTCCATGAAACCAGATTTCAACATTTGATTTTTGTAAGCCCTTCCGAACTCACCATCAGCACCATCATAAAACCCCCAACTGTCTTGGTATGTCAACCAGCAGTATGCTTCTTTTATCTGCTTTTTGGTTCTGGTCTCAATCCAGAACTGTATCATTCTAGAGCCAGTCATTTCTTTGTAGAAAGCAAGGGCAGCATGAGCACTGAACACATTGTTTACTCCAGTAGGGTATCGGCGAGACCCATAATGAGATTTGTGTCCGCCATTACTGAGAGGCCCTTCGGACTTGACAGAAGTGATACCAGACTTGATAATCAGTTTGGTGGTCTCCCTAAGAGAACTATAAACACTATCGCCTTTAATAATCTGTATATTGTCAGTACCGCCACCATCAGAAAGAACAATGGTGTTCAATATCTCGACTTGATTGTCAAACTTGAACTTGTTAGCATCCTCGACAGCGAGTAACAATCCTTGACTCAGCGGAGTACAACCCAACTGCAAATGACTAGGTTGACTATAATAGTTAATGTAAGCACCGTCTGACCATTGGAAAGAACTTTTCCATTGCAACATCATTTTGAATGCCTTGTCATAGAGAGCGGAACCACACTCAGAAGAAATCAATTCTATCAAACCAGTACCCAATGAGAACTGAATTTCGTTCTCATTATGAGACTGAGCAGCGGCAACCATTGTATTGTGGTTCTCACCGTAAAAGTCATCGCCAAGAAGTCTTTGAGTGCAACCAGTAAAACCCATCACTCTGAATGGAATACCGACTTTTTTACAAAAGGCAACTTGAATCAAAGTTTGTTCAATGGTTCCTGCCATGTGACCATGCATCGAACCAGACATATCCACAAGCATGTACATACCGTGGTTCTTACCAGTTGGAGTCACTTCACTGGACAAAAATAAATCTTCGGTCAACTTGTATGCCCACAACTTATCTTCATTCAACTTACCAGTATTGTGGATTTGAGTCTTTCTCAACTCAGAAGCCTTTCGCTTCATCTCAAACTGCATAACTAGTTGATTGACTGCATCACGATTACGAGACATGAAGTCATTGTAAAGTTTGGTTTCGATTTCTTTGACAGTCTTGCCTCCAAGCATCATCCACTCAAATTTGGAATCCCAAACTTTTGAAGCAGGGAAAACAAATCGTTCTTTTTTGTAGAACTTAGGCATGTAAGCAGTATCGACACAACTTTCGTTGGTATCATCAACCAATCTAGACTCATTCGCTCGGAACGCCCTGTCAGTGGCAGAAGAAATTACCTCATCACCACTTGTTTGAATGGACTCATCGATATCCATCGCACCGAATTCTTCAGCAGAACCATCTTGGTCATCTTGATAATCTTCTGATTCGCCCTGTTCTGATTCGGTAGTCTCATCACTAGCACCAGTAGGTTCGTCATCAGATTCAGTTTCTTCAAACTCACCCTCACCAGAATCCTCTTCACCATAAGGCGATTCTGACCATTCACCATTTTCATCTTGGTCAAAGTCACCATCATCATCACTAGGAGCACTGCCCTCAGCAGACTCTTGTTCCTCTAACTCATCCTCACTATCTTGTTGAAAAGCAGTGGGTTGGCCAACACTCTTGTCGGTTTGGGACTGTTGTTCTTTAGCAGCATTGAATAACGCTTTTGCGATATCGACTACTTCATCCCACTCCACAGCAACATCAATAGCGTCTAGGAAAACTCTTTCAGCATCAGAGAACTGAATGTTGAGAAAAGAACCAACCTTGTAGTGAAGATTGATTCGGTCAATCAATAAAAGGGAATTGGGGTTATCGATTTCACCAAAGAACTTTTTCTTGAAAAGTAATTGATAACCTTGATAGAATGACTTGGCGAGGCCTGGGTATCTTTGTTTGACTAGTCTCTCATTACGAGCATCTTCAATAACATTAAGATAACTTTTGAAGGCAGCGCCTGACTCACAAACCGCATCATGCCATCCTTCTTGTGGAGTGACAAGAGCGTGACCAATTTCATGGCCAATGAGTAGGTCTTGTAGGAAAACAGGCATGTCTTTCCAGTTGGGAAGAACAACCTTACGTTCTTTTAGATCAAAATATGCGGTAGGTACATTGCGATGTTCCAGAGAAATATCCTCTGTCGCAAGTAACTTCGCAAGTTTTGATTTGGAATTTATATTCATAGACTCATCTCTCATTTACTATATGATCATGACAGCTTTCTAAGCAAATGTCAAGGAAAATCGTAAAATAATTAGAGTTCTAAGCCATTGATTTATAAGGAAACACAAAAAAAGTTTAATTTTTTTCGCTTTTTTTCTGCAATTCAGCGATAATTTTTCGCTGATCTTCTATCTCATCCGCCTGATCTTCTATAGTTTTCTTCTGAAACTTGGTTTTCTGCGCCTGATGTTCAACTTCTATCAATAAATCGCGGTTATCTTCGGTCATCATATCCTCTCAAAGTATCGGGTAACTGACTGTATCTTCTCAATCTGTTTATCTATAATAGTAACTCTGTTAGGCCAGTGGATGTAGTCTTTCTCTGGGTTTTTCTTTAGGTTGTATAGTAGAGGCAAAACTAGGTTCTCCACATCCTTCAATTTACTAGCAACATCTTGTTCCAGTAAAGCTCGGTGTTCATTAATCATACCAGAATTGTCTGCTGATAGGATTCTCGACTCAAGTTGTTCCAGTTTGTCCATGATAGAGTCCATCTGATCAGATGAAACTTCTGCCTGAACAGGTTGTTTAGTTTCACTAGCAGGAATCTCATCTACTGCGGTAAAACCAAAATCAAAATCATCTGTCATTTGTTTCTCCTAGAATGAATGGATATATAACATCCAATCAATAAAAAATATCATTCCTGTCATTAAGGTCAACGCCCCCAAAACCACACATGTTGGAAATACTGCATTGGCCAAAATTGGATTATCAATTACCCACTGCTCAAGTTCTTTCTCGTTCATCTAACTCCTACATTGCAGAAACAAATTGAATGCTTTCACCGCATCCACAAGAGCTTGCTTCATTTGGATTAGTAAGTTCTATGTGAGAACCGCCTAGATTCTCAACAAAATCAACACTGCTACCGATAACTGCTGTTGAGGCGATGTCATCTACAACAACAATGTCATCAACAAGTGTACCCCTGTCATCATTGTCCGTATACTGCCATTCATATGAGAACCCAGCACATCCGCCACCCTTGATAGATAGTCGGACATACTTAGCGCCAGGATTCTGGTCAATAAGATTCTTCCAATATGACTTAGCGTTGTCAGTTATCTCCAGCATATTTTTCCCTGTAATCGCTGATTGCTGCTTTGATAGCATCTTCTGCCAGTACACTACAGTGAATTTTCACAGGAGGTAAAGCAAGTTCTTCAGCAATCTCTACGTTTTTTATTTCGCTCGCATCTTCTAGAGTTCTGCCTTTTACCCACTCGGTTAATAATGAAGACGATGCAATGGCAGAACCACAACCATATGTTTTAAACTTCGCATCTACAATGTAATTGTCTTCAACTTTTATTTGCAATCTCATAACATCACCACAAGCAGGAGCGCCAACCATTCCTGTTCCCACACCATCTGTCTTGGGATCCCATTTACCCACATTCCGTGGGTTCTCGTAGTGGTCTATAACTTTGTCAGAGTATGCCATACTAGTATTTATATTAGTGGTAGTTTACTTTTTGCTCAATGACATCATTAAACAAACCTTTTTTGTGCAATTTTTTATATTTTTTGAGGGCCCTATCTAGTTTTAACTTGGACACTCTTTGCAAAAAATTCTGTCCTAACATGTGGTCATACTCATGTAGGAAGACTCTTGCCCAGATACCGTCAAACTCTTCTAATACTGGGTCACCATCTGTATTTTGATAACTTACGGATATCTTAGTCGGTCTCTTAACCTTCAGCATAAGGCCAGGCGCACTCAAACATCCCTCTTCCATCGTATCACATTCCTCACTGACCGTGATTACATCTGGATTGATAATGTTCCACGCCTTACCATCCTTGCCTGTTCCCATAGTAAACACAGAAGCGTTCAGTCCCACTTGGTTAGCAGACAATCCTATACCGCCCAAATCTAATTGTCTCTTGAATAATGCAAAGCAAAAATTCTCTGCGTTGTCCCAATCGTCAAACTCCTCTGGTAGAACTTTCAACATCGGGTGGTCTATCGGTAGTAATTTTAAGTCATCTGGATTCATGTTATCACACTATAATTTTGTTTTTTCTCAAATTTAATTTGACCTCTGAACTTATCAAATAATTGGTCACCCTTGTGACTAATCACAAACACATTTGTCTGGTCACCAATAGTATCCAATAAATTCATCACATAGTCAACACCATTATTATCTAGGGAACTGTCAAACACTTCATCCAACAGTAATAGATTGGTACTTGCACTGTTCTTCATCTTAGCAATAGTTCTCCATGTGAACAACAGTGCCAAGTCGATACGTTGTTTCTCACCCTCACTAAATGAGGCGTAACTAAATCTGTCTCTGTGTCTGGACTTGATAGTCTCATTGAACTTCTCATCCAACTCAAAGTGAACAAAGAAATCCATAGCAGCCAAGTATTTATTCACCAATTTATTAATGGCAGGCAAATATTGTCTAATAATTCTAGTCTTGATACCAGTATCTTTTAGTAAGATACCAGCCACCGTATTGAAGTGTTGGTCTTCATTCTTCTCTGACCTGAGAGTATTCTTATCAACTACCTCTCTGGCCATAGACTTTAGTTTCTTGTTCTCATCATCTATATTGCCTCTGTTTTCCTTGGCAGAATTCAAATCAGACTGAAGAGTATTCCTGTACCTCTCCTGAGAAATTATCTCAGTTTGTAACTCTTGTATCTCATCTGATATCTCTACAAACTTTTCAAGGGTACTGACTACCTTTTCATATTGTTTGTCGAGTCCTTTTGTTGCTTTAGATAAGTCTTGAATTTCTTTTGATTTTCTTTGTTTGACTTCTTCTTTGTGTTCGTGGGGTATGCCCTGCTTACAGGTTGGACAGTCCTCGTTGTTTTCATAAAAGTCTAACTCTCTTTCAGCTTGGATGATTTGAGATTTAAAGGAATTTCTGTGGGTTTCCAAATCTCGTTGTTCTTGTTTTGGGTTGCCAAGAGCCAGTTTCTTCGCCTCCCTTGAGTCAATCGTCTTCTGGTTTGATTCAATTTCCTCAACGAGTTCTTCAATTTGTGCCTCCAAATTTTTAAGTTTTTTACTTTTATCACTCTCCAACGTATCTATATATTCTTTCTGAACATTAGTTTTATGTTTGGCGAGTTCTAATTCCGATTCTATCTGTAATATTTCCAACTTTAAAGCAGCAGTCTTTTCACGCAACAAACTATTCATGGTGGTGAAAATCTGAATATCTAAAATGTCTTCAATGATTTCTCTTCTGGTAGATTGGCCTAACTGCATGAAAGGTGTGAACGAAGCAGACCCCAAGATTACAATCTGCGTGAAAGACTTGTAATTAAGTTTGAGTATACTATCTTCTAGATACTTCTGTGTGTCACGAGCAGCAGCGTCTTGGTCAATAAAAGCACCATCACAATATATTTCAAAGATGTGTGGTTTCATTCCACGAATGACTTTGTATTTTTTTGACCCTATCTTAAACTCTACCTCAACTTGCATCTTTTTATTGTTGATAGAATTTACTAACTGAGGCTTGTTTATGTTTCTGAATGGTTTATTGAACAATCCAAAACAAAGGGCATCCAGACACGTTGACTTACCACTACCATTCTCACCGACAATAAGTGTGGTTGGGTGTCTAACAAAATCAATTTCAGTAAAAGAGTTCCCAGTGGATAGAAAATTTTTCCACCGCAACTTTTCAAATATTATCATAAATTAATTCTCAGCGTGCTGTGCCTCTACATAAAGTGTTCGTAGCACATTTTTCAATTTATCTTTATCTACATCGGTGACTGTATTATCTACATAATCATTCAACAATGTGATAGTGTCATCAAGTTTTAGTTCTACTTCACCCACCGCATTGTCTTCAAACTCAGAAAAGTCTTCGATTATTTTTAACTCAACTGGATTACAAGAATACAGTTTGTCAACTAACTTATCAAACTTGGCAAAATTTTCTTTCTTTACCACGATAAGTTTGATGCAAGAACCCACAAAATCAGTAAGATCAAAATCACTGACTCCATCGACATCATTATAGAATATTTTATGGAACATTCTGTAAGGATTCTTTTGGAACTCAAGAGAATTGTCCTGAGTATCGTAAATAGTGAAGCCTCTTTCGTCATTGTAATCACTCCAAGTTATTTCATACGGATTGCCGAGATAAACCACGTTACCAGCCATACTGCGATGGTGAAAGTGCCCAGAACAAACAAGCTCAAAATCAGAAAAAGGCTCAACGTCCATGCCGTGAGGATTTGGAACACCCTTATACATCTGGAAACCAGAAAATTCAAAGTGTCCAAAACAAACTGAGGCGTCCGTGTTATCAACGGTTTCCATAACACTGTCGTAATTGCCAGAACAGATCCAAGGAACGAATAAGATTTTTCTTTTATCAAACTCAAGCTCGGTAACATCTGGGAATATTTTGACATTCTTGTAGTCCTGTAGAAGTAACTCTGGTGAGTTTACTTCATTAGTATTTTTGAAATATGTATCGTGGTTGCCAGGCACCATGTACATATCTATACCCAAAGATTCTGCCTTTTCAAAAAAGTATTTTCTGCATGACTTTAGTGTATTATAATTTATATACTTTCGTCTATCAAACACATCACCCAAATGCATGATGGTTTTGATGTCTCTCTCCACCAACGTAGGGAAAAAGAATTCATCATAAAATTTTCTAAAGTATGCATCAAAGGGTAGACTGTCTGACCTAGCACCAAAATGAGTATCATTAATCAGAGCAATCTTCATGCAATAGCCTTGTTCATCTTTGATTTAAAAATATCGTAGTATCCATTTTTAGATATCAACTTCTGTTTGTAATTGTGTGTTATGATATCTAACTTTCTTTTTAGGTATTGTAAATTTTTCAACTCACCGATTTTCTTTTTGAAGTCATCAAAGTCCTCGACTCTTTGCCAGTCGGTGATATTGTATGTGTTGTTCTTATCATAATCCCTGTATACAAAAGGTATCATCCCAATAGCAAGAGCCTCTGGATATCTAGACGTTGTGGCAGTAGGGTCTTTCCAATTGAAACACAATGTCGCCTTACACCCCTCTAACAAGGGATATAAGTCATCCCAAGATTTTATCCACGAAGCCTGTCTCTGCACACCAGAGGGAAACCCACCAATCAAAACGGTTGATATGTCATGGTCACGATAAATCTTTCTTAAAAGTTTATCTCTGTCACACCCTGTCTTCATTCTACCCCAATACCCAAAATCATAACGATATTCTTTGGGGAACCACTCAGAGATGGCATTGTCAAATTTCTCAGTGATGAAATGATATTTCATGCCATGTATATTAGCGGGGAAATCTATCTCATCAATTTCGGTATAAGATTTTAGTGATGTATTTTTTAAAGTGTGTTCTCTATATAGGCTTTCTGTGTCACCCCTATCTGAACGCAACACTATCACATGTTTGTTCTCAAAGAACGGAATAATTTTATCCATATGAGATTGAGACTTCTCCAAGTCTTTTGGGTTCATCTGTAACTCACCGTGATATCTAAACTCACTGTCACTGGGAATGACAATGACATCTGCCGACTCTATGGTCTCTGGTGTCCTCTTGGGTCTAGTACCATCAAACGATATGTTATATGTATCATAGGTATGTTGAGGATTATCCTTCATCCACCTTACATAGTTCTCCAAAAAACTATCTAGAACTGTTTGCAGTGGGCCTTCATACTTTACGTTAGACCTCAATCTAGCACATGTGATATTCATTTTGCCGCCTTTACTCTCTTTCTCAAATCAGTTGATGAGAAACTATGAGTTCTACTAGTGTAATAAATTTCTATAGGTAAATGTGAACCTGTGAACATTTTATCTTTATACTCTTCACCAACAAATCTTACATCGATACTTTTTGTGGTTAGGACATCCATCAAACAAGTTTCCCTATCATATGGGATAACCTCATCCACATATCTGAGACCATACAACTGAATGTATCTCTCGTATATACTTTGCACTGGTTTATTTTTATCTGACCTGTCTAGGGTGGGGTCTGTTTGTAATCCCACCATCAAAAAGTCACAATTGTCTTTTGCTTCTTCAAGCATAACTACATGGCCAGCGTGTAGTAAATCAAATGCACCACAAGTAAATCCTATTTTCATCTTATTATATCAATCTTGTTTATAGTTTCACTGTTCCACACTTCCAACTCTTTACGAATACGTCCATCCGACATGAGATTGTTGTGTCGTTTAGTTGCCAGTTTTTTCCACCACTTGATAATCTCAGGCAGTTCAAACCTGTCAAAATTTTCTGCCTTCACTAGTGTATCTGTTTCACCAAGAAGAACTTCACGAGTATTGCTGTATCCATACTGACTCATGTAAAATCTTTTCTGTGTTGTGACATCAGTTGACTTGTTGATTACATCACGAAACAATTCATACCCCTTTGTATCATGTTCCTTCAATGAGGCCTTGAGTATTTGTATCATCTTGGTTTGATACTTCAGTTTCCTACTTGATGCGCCCTTGTGTATCAGTGGTTCTCCGTCATTCTTTTCTTCAAACCAATCACGCAAATGAAAATAGATATCCTCACCCATAGTCAAAAGAAAAGATGACATGGTGTCACCCTTATATCTCAGAAAGGGTTTCATGCCATCATACATGGAAGAACCCTTGATATTACCATACAAAGATGTTGTCTCAAATAAACAAAACTCTGTATCATATTTCTTGTTCAACATTCTACGCACATCATGGGAACAACAGATTGCGGCCATAAGTTTACCGCCCAGATAATTGAATCCAAACGGTTGAACAGGGACAATGTTGAATCCCATGATTGCACGTTGATTAAAAATGCCGAGGTCAGGCACCCCACCAAGGAAGTCATTTCTGGGTTTGGAGTTGATGAGTGGGGAACCCATCTTGATAAAACCAACCGCCTTGTTTGTATTAGTTTCTTTGACAATCAACTTGAGTGATTTGCCTGGAGCCTCGTCTGGAGAAAACGATGCAGTCATCTCCAACATTTGATCAAAGATTTCGTTGTTCATCTGAGCAACTTGAAAATTCATTTCTTCTGGTGGTATATCCCATCCTTGAAACATATCATCTTCAATCGACATACCAAAAAGAGGCGGAGGCAATGCCTTCACCCTGTCTATCTTTCTGGCACGAAAATAGTCATCGATTCTCTCAAACTTAGAGAAATAATCGACAACTAATTTACTTGCATATATCGTATCTTCTTTGGATAGAATCATGCTACATTCATAAACTCTGGTACTTCGCGTTTAGTCCACTTAGCGAACCCTTTCTTTTCTTCTCTGTAATAAGTTTTGTACCCATCAAGAGCGTTGGGTTGTTTACAGTAATCTGGCATACACTGTGGTGGTTCTGCAAACTCACCTTGTGGTATATTCTTTGGCGGTTGATTCAACGGAACACGCAACTTACAATCAGTCATGTGTATTTTACCATATCTATGTGTGTACTCATCACACAATAGATAAAACATTTTGTACATGTACTGATAGTGTGAGACATTTTTACGAACCCATATTGCTGATGGGTGATTGATATGCGAGGCTTTGTATAAGACACCATCCATTTCTGAATCTTCTAGTCGCCACCGTTTGATTCTCCTACCACTGGATGCATCAGTCCATTGTGTACCATCCAACATTCTGTGAGCAGTAGACAATAATTGAGCGTATTCAATAACCATCTTTACGACATGTTTGTCACAATGGTGTTTTACTGATATTGATGGTATTTCGTGTAGGTAAAATATGTTCATTCACTTTCTCATAATATAATTTGCATACTAACTATAATACCAAACATCTCTGCTGGTGTCAAGGGTGTTTTACTTTTTCTCAAGAACACCCTTTTCCTTAGCTAACTCAAGGGCTTCCTTGTCATTTAGATACTTGGGACGCCTCTTAGGAATCTTTTTATTCTCTTCCTTGTACTTCTGATTGTGTTTCTCTGCTTCGTCTATCTGTTTCTTCATGTATTCGATAAACTCTCCAGAACCCTGTTCACCAGAAGCCTCGTCCATCAGTGCCTGAGTATCTAGACTCTGAATGTACTTGTACTTGGTATCAAGTTGTTTCTTTTCTTTCTGGATTCTACGCAAAAAAGCATAGTAGGTAATCTGAGTAAAGTAAGCAAAAGGATTCTTGGATTTCTCTGGATTAAAGTTATCGATGTATGTAATACAATTCTCTATACCATCCAAAATCATTTCTTCTCTGAACGTGTAGTTTACAAAATTAGATTTGTATGCGAGGTGATTTGCAATCTTAACAAAACACTCCCCGATATAATTAGAGACACGAGGTTTGGGTTCCCCAGCCTCTTCTGCTTCTAGTCTTAAAGTCCTATACTCTGTCATAGCATGAAGGAAGTCCTTATTGTTGACATAGTGTTTGTTAGTTGTTTTCTTCGCCATTGCGATAATCCTTATTAATTTCTATACTCTTTTTAATCAGTGTTAGGTTCTTGTCAAATTTCGTAAATGCATCTGTATCCTTTGGAAAACAAGAACCACCGTATCCCTGTTTGCGGTCATGGCCAGGCACACGAGTATGTCCGTGGCCAATACGAGGGTCTTTACCAATAGTATTAATAACTACACTGGGATTTGCAAACTCAAAACTTTTTATTGAATCGAACAATTGATTAAAGAAAGTTACTTTTGTTGACAAAAAGGAATTGACTCCATACTTAACAAAAGATGCTTCAGCTGGTGTCATGTGGACATATTCATCTGCAATGCAGATAGAGTAATTCCTATAGAGATATTCTAAAGCCTTACACGAATATTCTTCTCCGCCAAAAATATGATACTTAGCGTTGACGAACTGTTCTTTTGCATTTGATTGAATTAGGAACTCTGGATTGTAAACAACTCTCCTGTGTTGACATAATGTATCCACAAGGTCTGGTGTTAGTGTAGACTTAATTGATATGGTACTACCAGTAAGTTCTAGTAAAGGGCCTACATAATCCCAAATGAGTCTGTCATCCACACCCTTGTTATCAGTAGGAGCGGGAAGACATATGAAGGTGAAGTGGGGGTCAAAATTTAAAAGGTCATCGATGTCAGACCACAACTTTGGGTCAACTAAACACTTATCCACATTTGGATGAGTAAATGCATACTCCACGGCGCCACCTACAAATCCACACCCGACTACGCCAACTCTCATTTTGCCTTCTTGTTGCATAATATATTCCTACAATTTCAATCATTCTAACACATAGTGTTCCCAGTTGTCAAGGGTATATTTTCTAAAAACACTATTGACAACTGCCCGAAAAATCATTATACTAGGTATGTGCCCTTTAAGAATAATAAGGCTTAATGTAGTATTACCTTTTCGTCAGTACCATGTTCTTCAAGCCATCTTTCTATATCTTCATCTTCTTCTTCGTCTAGTAAGCCTGGATTTGTTTCGTTCCATAATATTTTTAAATATCCGTCCACATATTCTTCTTTTAAATTGGAGATGGATATAATTTTATTTTGGCGAATATGAAATTCTTTATCGTCAGTCCATGTTGCCCAAGGTCTTATTGATGTAGTTTCCATGTTTGGGCCAATTGGAAATCGAACTAGTTCTAGGGGGAACGTGACAGTCAAGGTTTGTTCAGACTCGGAAATAATTATGGCAACAATTTGTTCTCCATTGTCCAACCTTATAAGACTTGGTTTTTCATGTGGTTCCATTTATGTTCATCCTTACTACCTTATAGTTAAATTTTTCTTCGTTGTACATTTTGATTCTTTCAAGGACATGGTTTAGAGTATAGTTTTTCTTTTCTTTCCATGAAAGGTCATCACCAATATCAAACAAATTACACTTTGTTTTGAGTTCACTTTTTCGTAGGCCTCTGCCTAAAGACTGTAGAATTCTTATTCTACTTTTTGAGGGAGATGCAAATACTATATTGTTTAACTTCTTAATATTTATACCTGTAGAAAAAGTACCATAAGAAGCAACAATTATAGTATTATCTGACTTCTCTGTCAATGCCCGTATCTGTTCTCGTTGGTCTGTTTCTGTTCCACCGTGTACAAAATATACTTTCTTATCAGTCATACTGTCTATCTGTTTGAACAACGGTTCCCCATGTTTCTCTACATACTGATATAAAACCAGCGTATTGCCCCTCTGAGAGACCGCCAGCTGCGCCAGTATGTCGTTCCTTTTTTGGTTGGATACTAGGAAGTCCATTTCTTCTTGATAGTTCATCTTTGATACAAATTTTCTTTGTTCATCCTCATAACCAACCAACATGCACACTATTTTTAATTCAGCGAGTTGTTTATCATCCATCAGTTTTTTGGTTGATGTAACCTTAAACACTGGGCCGAATACTCCTTCCAACACGAGTCTATGTGTCTTTGTGCCATCTAGTGTTCCTGTAGTACCAATTCTGAAACGAGCGTTTTTACATTTGTCCATGAGAGTCATCAAAGACTTTGCTTTGAATAGGTGAGCTTCGTCACCGTACACTACATCAAATTGGTTGAACCATTCTTGCGGAAATTTGTAGATAGATTGCCATGTGGATATCACAACATCGGCGGCGTTTGATTTTTCTTTGCCACCGTAGATCCTGTGACAATGTTTTGCAACCTTAAACCCATTGTGAGTAGAGTAGTCTCTGAAGTCACCGTACATCTGTTCTACCAGTGATGTGGTGGGTACAACTATCAATTGTTTTCGGCCTAGTGCGTGATGGTATCTGACTAGATTGTATATGATAAGACTCTTACCACTAGCAGTCGGTGATAGAAGTAGAGTTCTACCAGTGTTCACTGCCTCGTGAATGGCGTCCTTTTGATAGTCTCTTATTTGTAGGGGTTTCTTATCACTGTGTAGTTTGAGAACATTACTAAATTCTGTGACCTCTGCATGTGAAAACTTTTCACCTATGGGGTCAATATCAATTTGTATTTTATACTCTAGTTGTTTTGCAAACTTTATGAGGTGAGGTATGAGACCAATATAAAGTTCTCTTTTGTTTACATTGAACAATCTTATTTTGCCATCCCAATACCTATTGCGATAGGAAGGCATAAACTTAGCTCCTGGCACTTCAAATGTAAAAAAGTCGGAAATTTCTCGGCAAGTGCTATCTTCCGATTCAACGTAGACATGCACATTGTCTTTTTGTTTAACCCATATCATATTAGGCCTGATTGCGTCTTATTCCATTCCACTGCGTTTTTGATGTCCCAAGTTCTACTATTTAAACTTCTCAAAACCCTGTCGAGAAAGTCAACAACAGTTTCCAAGTAGACCACTTTGTCTGACTGCTTGATAATGTCAGGGTCACTTTGCAAGTGGTCACGCATATCTGTTCTAAGAACGGCATTTTTTCTCCAAGGTTCCCATCCAAGAGCATCTAATTCTTGTTTTGATAGTTCACCGCGATAGTAGTCGGACTTAACAGACTCCAATCTTTTCAAATCTGCATAGGCCTTTCTCAATTGCAGTTTTGCATTTGATAAGTGTATTACATATTTGGAGTGTAAGATAGGAGTTCTAGTAGATTCAGAACCTAAATCCAAGTCATCAATCTTGCAGTCCTCAGACCACATGTTCTGTAGTTCATTCAAAGTTGCCATAATAAAAACCTAATCAAATATTTTTTATAGTATATATCCTGTATTTAAAGGATGCCAAACCAACAAAGTATGGGGAATCCCCACCAGATAAATCAAAGTCTAATCCAGACAGTGAGGTTGGAAACATGTCTTTAAATTTAATTTCAACATTGGGATTGTCGTTTGAGTCTAAAACAAACAAACTAGCATCACTCACTTGAGCCGTTCCAGCAGATTTATCAGACGTAGACCCAGAACCCAAGGGAGTCCTGTATTGTTGTTTGTCAATAAAGTCTGTGTACTGTGAAGACCTCTCTGGCGAACCCAACCCTATCAACCAATTATACAATTCTTTGTAGTTTGTCATGTCCTCTTGTATGAGGAATCGTATAATCAAATCACCAAAACTTATCTTCTCGCCTGGGTATGGAATGTCTGCAAGCGGTGTCGCTTGTATAGGGAATCCCATCGATATGTCTGGGATGTTTGCGCCTTGGCAGAAGAACGACACATTCGGCATGTTGTGAACTTGAAACTTAAATCCATTAGGACGTAAGTAGTTCAACTCCTGAGAAGTCTGAGCCGTATAGGTGCCTTCGCCAACTGATAATGTAGGTGTGTAAGCCATATATCTATTTATAACGCATAAAAAAAGGGAGTCCTAAGACTCCCTCTAAAATTGGTTGATTAACTCAACTCTTTTACATAAGGTTTGTCACCTTAACAGAACGATAGTATTGGTTACGGTCAGCAGTAAATGTATCTGCGTCAGTAGTACCATCAGATTGAACCACATATGGGTTAGCAATCATACCGTATCTAGTCTTGAATCCAATCTTAGGTTGGAAAGTAGATGGGTCAATTGCACGAACCATTTGCAAAGGAACGTAAGGACAGTAGAAGAGTCCAGCGTCATAAGGTGAAGTTCCCTTGTATCCTACACAGTAGAACTGAGAAGCAGCACCAGTGTTTGCACTATATGGGTCAACGTATACTTTATATCGACCATTAAGTGTTCCAGCGAACGTGTTACCTGTGTCATCAACATTTAAGTTTGTTGAGAGAGCAGGAGTGTAATCAAGAACACCAGCCATAGAGAGTGCAGAAGCAACATCTGAAGAACAGATAATGAAGTTACCTTTACCCCTACGAGTATCTTGTGCGATTACGTTGGCATCTCTTTCAATGTTGAAGAGAAGACCTTTGAATCGTTCAACCGACCAACGACCATTTGAGTCAACGTCAAGGTCAAAAGTACCAGCAGTTGCAGTTGAAGCAGCACCTGTCTTAGCAACCTTGTAGATTGTTCGGATTACTTCGCGGTTAATTTCAGCAAGAATCTCTTGAGAAAGAATGTTTGACAATTCTGACTCAGCGTCAAGACCGTGAACTGCCTTGAGGTCTTGCGCCAATTCAACAGTATATTCTGCCTTCAATGCACGAGACTTTGCAGTCACAGTGGTTTTCTCAATTGAGAATGCCATTTGGTTAAGAGTTACAGTATCACCCAACAACTCAGCGTTGTCACGAGTAATACCTGTTCCTGTTGTATATGTTCCATCAACAGGGTTTGAACCAGCGTGGGTTCCTGTTCCAGCGAAATCAGTATCCGCTTCGTTGAACAGAGCTTCTGTGCCAGTTTGTGAAGTATAATGCGACTTCATGGCAAAGATAAGACCTGTAGGGCCAGTCATAGGTTGAACACCACAGACATCATATGCCATCAGGTTAGGCAGCGCACGGCGAACTAGACTGATGAGGATGGGGTCATAAGTGTCAATTGCAGATGACATGTTATTGGCATGCACGGCTTCCGTGATACCTTTTTCTTCTTGGAGGGCCTTCTCTTGGTTCTCAAGAATTACAGCAGTTACAGACTTACGATACGGATCTGCAATCTCCTGTAAATCAGGATGGTCAAGAACTGGACTCCACTTCTTTTGGATTTCTTCAGAAAGATACATTTGGTAGTCTCCTATTTGGTTTTTGTTACCTGTATTTATTTATAAAAATTTTACTTTTTAACTTGTTTGGAAATCGCCTGAGCATACTTGTTGATATACGACCCTGATTCTTGTAGGTACGCCTCATCAACAGTATCGGTCAACTTTTCCGACTCAACCGTTTCCGTTAATTGTTTGGGGAAGTAGTTGTCCTTTACTACGGAAACCTTTTCAACGAACATGTCAGTTGTTCCAAATGGAACTTCTTCCAACAGACTAGTAAGTTTTTCCCTTTCGGTGACTGTCATGTCTTCGGAGACTTCAGTGATAACCTTCTCTCGCAAAATGCTTTCTTTCTCTTCTTTAAGAGAGACAGACTCAGCAAGTTGGTCATTAAGTTTACCCTTGAGTTCTTCGATTTCATTTTGCATCTCACCAAGGACATCATACTTGTCTTCTGGAACATCAATATAATGTTCGGAGAAAACACCACGCAAAGACTTGATAAAGTCTTCGGTAATTTCGGTGCGGAGACCACGTTCTATAGCAAGTTCGTTCTCCTTCATCCAATTTTCGGCAACATAGTTCATGTAAGAATCAATCTTTTGAACTAGTTCTTCCTTAAATGTTTCTTGTTCTGCAGCTACTTCTTCTTGGAGTTCTTTTTGAATTGTCTCCATTTCGTTAGCAATACGAGCAGTTACTACTGTCTCAAATAACGATGCAGCCTTAACTTTAAAATCTTCTGAGAGGTGTTCTTCGTCAGCGAAAAGATTTTGAATGTCGTTCTCAAAGAGAGTTTCTTCTTCTGCTTCCTCTTCGGACTCTTCCTCTGATTCTGCCTCTTCTTCTTCAGCGACCAATTCTTCCTCGTCTACTACTTCTTCCTCTTCTTCGATGACTTCTTCTTCTTCATCCGCCTCGACTTCTTCCTGAGCACGAATCCCTTGTGAGGATTTTTGTGCCACTACTTTTTTGGGGTCTTCTCCATCTTCGTAGTTAGGAGCATCACCAGCGCCTTGGTTGGCAGGTCTAGGGGAGTCACCAATTTTTGATGCGGAAGCGGGGCCAATAGCAGAAGTCAATCCACCATGTTTGTCACCAGTTCCACTTAAATCTTGAATTTCTGGATTAGGATTAGAATTACCCTGTGTAGGGTTGGTCTTGTCAGAACTTGTAGCATTTGGCTTCAAGTTTTCTGCAGCTCCAGCCTCATCCAGTTCTTGAACTTCCTCGTTAAGTGCCTCTTCAACTTCTCGGCCTTTAGAGAGGAGTTCTCTGACTTTGCTTTCTACGCTCATGTTAGTTCTCCATGTTTGATTTTGCGTTACTGTTAATTATTTATAAACTTTTAGATTTTGGACAGCTTATTTAAGAATGAACTGAACACTTCCATCTTAGCTTCCTCTAGTTCACGAGTCGAAGCCCTCTTGATAGATTTGTAAGCTTGTTCAATATCTTTTTCCATCCAAACACCTTCAACCATAACCCACTCTCTGTGTTCCATGATACCTCTTACAAATGCATCAGGGGCCGAGGGGTCTGCAACTATGTCAGCAGCAGTTGAAAGGACAAAATCTTCTTGCACCTCATTGACTCCATCTCTTTCCTTCAAGGAACCAAGTCCTCTGGATGAAACACCAAGAGATGCACCCTCATCGATTAGGTTCTTTACGATATTACCCATCGGAGTGTCTAAAATCTTTGCCTTACCAATCCAGTTGTTTCCACTCTCTTTGAGAGAAGTAATCATATGGGAAACTCTATCTAGATTGAGCGTGGGGCCATCTGGGTGTCCTAGTTCTCCCATCGCCCTCTTTTTATCGATAGCTTCAGAAGTATATCTTTTAACTTCCTTTTCCATAATCCCCTTGGGGTATACTCTGCCGTTTCGATTTTTTAAATTTGACTGAAGAAATACACCTTCTATGTACAGGTTTTTCTTACCGCCTACTTCCTCAGTTATATATTGTATATCTTCAGATACCTCTGTAATTAACTTCATTATCCTAAGTCTCCATCTGCGTCTTGGTGTTGTTGTGAGCCATATCCATCAACTTTAGCAAGATTAACTATGACTGTTCCACCATTTCCGCCGGCAAGTACAACTTCTACATCAGAAGCATTTTCGTCAGCGTCACTGAACCCATTGAAGTCAAGTGACCCAGACTCGGTAAGTCGGTATAAAACCACACTGTTACGTTGTACTGTTGCGGCTGTTGAATTAGCTAGTGTCCACTGGATTCCTCTGATATTAGCTTTAGGGGAACTTTGGGTCTCCGTACTTTTCTTCAGAGTGGTAGCAAGAGCAATTGTGCCAGTCGCATCGTCCCCACGAACGGCAACCACTCCTTGTGTCTGAGTAAGTTTTAAAACATCAACTACGACTGCCATCTAGTTTCTCCTAATATCCTTTTTTCTTGTGATTGCCATGCGAAGCTTCTTCAAGAACCTCCAACGCATATGTCTCACATGTTTCTATTCCATGTTCAAACATTACACGATACCAACCAACATATCCGATACTGTCTGGTTCTGCATGTTCTCCCATCATGGGTTTACCTTCACCAAATTTGGGGTGAATGACCTTTGTAGCACACATGTGTGTGAGTTTAGGGTCTTGAGAACTACCCTGTTTAGGTGGAGTTACATCTCCCTCTATACCGTCTTCAGCGGGATGGTTTGCAGTAGCTTTATCTTTACTAGCTTTTTCTACTGGTACTGCTTCTTCCCTAAATTGTCTAAATGTCCTCATCTGAAACCCCTTCGTTTTCTTCTTCTGTTTCTGCAGCTTCTTCCGCATCACCAAACAGGCCAGGTAAAATTTCGGCTTTACGTTGGGCCACCATGTCATCGGCCTTACGTCCAATCAGAGAGTTGAATGTATCGTTGGCACTGGTGAGGTCACCATCCGCCCACTGATCCATCATCTTCCTGATACCTTCTTGAGTCGCCGTATGATCTGCTACGTTGACTTCAATGTCCTGTGCTTCTGCTGTTTCACTCATTATTGTCTCCTATATCATTATCTTGTGGCGTACTAGCTGCCAGTTGTGAATCTATTAATGCGATTTCATCATCGGAGAACCGCAAGATATTTTTCTGCACATACTCCTTACTAAACATTTGTCCCACAAATGGGGCAACACTGTTTAAAATCTCTAGTCTACTTCTCAAAACTTCTTGGTCTTTCGACTCAGTGTAGTATGCATCTGAAGCAAACTTATACATCAAATCCTCTTTAATTTCTGGCCACTCACCTTCTTGAATGACTCCTTTGAGGATTAGTTGAGACTTGAGTAGGTCATCAAAGATGCCTGTAAATCTCCTTCTCAACTTCCCAATGAACTTTGTAAATTTAAGTTCATCTCTTGTAATCTCAGCAGACCGACCAAAGTTCAGTCCTGCTTGTTGTTCCAATCTTGAAACAGGTACGTTTAGAGATTGATATAACTTCTTTTGGAAGTAAACTACATCTTCAATCTCACCTAAGTTCTGACCGCCTGGCAATGTTTGAATTTCTGTTCCTCTGCCACCTTCTTTTCTTGGCAACCAGAAGTCTTCAAGCATTGACATAAACTTCTTGTCATCTCTTATCTCACCAGTATCAGAATCATAAACCAGTTTATTCCGATATCTGTTCATAACATCTTTTAGATATTGTTCCGCCTTTCCTGTGGGCAGATTACCAACATCTATATAAAAAATTCTTCTTTCGGGGGAACGTGTGATACGATAAATCACCACTGCGTTCTCCATCATTCTCAATTGGTTAGCAGGGCGTATCGCTTTGTGTAGATAAGACAATGGTATGTTTTTATCTTGGTCAACCAAACCAGATGTGCAATAACACACAGCGTCTTTACTAACCTTGATTGCCTTATCATTTACTACATCAGTTTTATACTGTTGTCCACCTTGTAAGGCAATACCTTTTTCATCATATACAAAATATTCTAAAACATCTCTGACTAGAGTTACTTGTGTCTTTTTATCTTTTTCTTTTTTTACTTCTCTGACCTTTCGGATTTTCCTTGGGTCAACATACCTTATATCTTTAAGTCCATCTTTCGGTTTATCTTGGTCAATTACTTTATGAAAGTAAATTCGGCCATCGATATACCATCTCCTAAAGTAATCTTGAGCTCTTGTGTTAAAATCTAACAGAGTCAAGATACTGTCGAACTCAGCGGCAATAGCTTTTTTCACTGTTGCCGACTGATTCAGAGCATCCAAATCTAAGACTACAGGTTTTTCGTCATCTAAATTAGATATCGAATCATTTACGACATCCTCTATAGCAGCATCGACATCACCCATCATGGAGATGTCCCTGTATCTTTTAATTAACTGGCTTTCGTTATTCGCGGTTCCTTCTATATCAAAGTAGGTTCCGTAGTAACCACCAGCCTTTATACTTTCTAACGAGCCCTCGTCATAGGGAGCAACAAAAGACTTTTCTCCCTTCGATGAGCCTTTACGCTCTATCTTGTATCCAAACAATTCCATAATTTATCCCTTCACAACTGTAGATTACTCTACATCATAATGTGTGTATTGCCAAGTCACCGTAAATTCTTCAAAAATATCATTTTGTGCATAATTCAATGCAATCTCAGACATCTGGATAGGAAATGCGTTACGCAATGTGTATGTTCCTCGCGGAAGCACTTTGTCATTTCTATCTAGATGTTCAACAACTATGTCGGTTTGATAGTCACGAGGAGTAAGCGTTCCTTCATTGGTTTGGCGGTCATTCATACCGTTCATCCAATCTTCAAAAGGAGCTCGCAAACTGAACTCTGAGTCATTAACGACAGTTATTGTCCAAGGATCAAATATTCTTTCTCCAGCAAGCTTCAACTCCCTACCACGATATTGTATGATAGCAGGATTGACATTAGATGCTGGAAGAGCAGCGCCTGTTACTAGCAGACTATAAGATGGGTCAGCACCAACCACATAAGCGGGGAACGCAAGTTTCACCCGAAACTGGTTAGGTCTGGCACCACCGGCGCCTAGTCTTGCCTTAAACTCTTCAATATTCATCGACTCTTATCTCCTAACTTTATTTATTCGTCTTTTTAAGCACCAAGTTCTTCAAACGATATACCAGTTCTAGTAGCAACAAACGTCAAGGTGATGAAGTTTATAGACTTGGCAGGTTTAACAAATATATCAGCCCTAAATTCGTTTGCATCTATGACTGCCGCTGTGTTGTTCGTTTCATCACAAACAACTCGGAAGTCATAAACTCCCCTTCGGCCTTGTACGTCACGCAAGAACGGCTCAACTAGTGCAACAAACTGTGCCCTTGTGAAGGCGTCATTGAACTCAAACAGTTGGAATTTAGCAGCAGTTGCGATTGCCTTCTCTAAGACAATAAACAATCTACGAACATTGATTCTGTTAAATGCAGATGGTTTATCTAGCATAGTCTTGTCACCAAACAAAAGTATACCTTGGCCTGGAGTGTTGATTACAGGGTTGATACCTTTTGAATACAGACTATCTCTATCTGCTTTCTTAGGTGACCATGCGAGTTTAATCGCATTTTTAATTTGTCCTCTGTTCAATCCAGCAGGAGAGAACCAAGGGTCATCTGTGTTATCTGTCACAACACAAGTTCCGGCAGTGTCACCGTTCAAAGGAACGTAAACATATCGGTCATTGTATCGGTCATACATGTATTTCCATCCACTGTCCATAACAGCGAAAGATGAACGAGTATATGCACCAAAGTCTCCAGTAGCAGTGATACTTGTTACCTCACTACCCTCGTTGTTTACTACACTAGCTCTTTGAGGTGAAAGGAATATCATGCAATCTTTTCGTATCTCTGCAACATTATCGATGATATAATCACCAGATGTAGTTCCGTGATTAGATGCCATAACTAACGAGACATCAACTAACTCATCGTTAGCAAACAATGCATATCCTGACTGAACATCACCAGCTGCTGGTGAGGCGTCTACACCATTAATGAGACTTATAATCTGGTCTGTTGCGCCTGCGAGTAGAATACCATACACTGTCGAACCAGAACTTGAAGTTCCAGCATTCGTCCATGCGGTAGGATGATCCATCCAGCGAATCCATTGAGACCTTTGATTTATTACTTCTTTGTAATAGTTTGTTTGGTTTACATCGTCTTTTGCGTCAGATGCTTTTGACAATCCAGCAAATTTTTCAAGAACTGTTCCAGCAGTTCCAGTTATTGCACCGTCTTCGTCAATAACTATAACATGAATCTCATCAAATGTTGCTCCATTTGCAGTTGCCCACGTTGTAGTGGTGGGTGTGGATTCAAAATCATCTAGATAAGTCCACTGAGTTGCCATTGTAGCAGTAGCGGCGACTGATCCTGTACCATTAGCAGTAATAGTAACAGCAGGCGCACCGATATATCCAAAGCCTGGGTTTGTAACTGTGATTGCGGTTACGTTGCCTCCAGCAATAGTAGCGGTTGCAGTTGCCTGAACCCCGCCAGCAGGAGGAGCAGCGATTGCCACTGTAGCAGAACTTCTGTCACCAGCACTGTCGGTAGAGTCTAACGCAATGGAAGCGATACTAGTTACTGTAGAAGAACCAATGTCAGCGATAGAAACTTTGAGTGAATTACCCAACGTGCCTGCATACTTTGCCGCCCACGGCCCTACACTTGCTTCACCTCCATCATAACTTGCTTCATATTGGGTATCGTTTTTGATTTGTACAGCGGTTCCTTCTGATACCGCATTTCTAGCAGCAGCTCCGATTTCTCTTATTGTTAAACAATTAGACCCATACGCCAAGAAACTAGACGCGACTAAAAAGTCTGTGTATACAGATGCTGTTGGTTTGCCAAACCTATCAACTAAATTGTTTTCGGAGTCAATTGATATGATCTCATGAGCAGGCCCCCACTGAAAATCTCCCACTATGCCACCAACCGTAGTGGCAACAGCTGGGACAACATTCGTGAGGTCTTTCTCTTGGACTAAAACTCCCGGCGATAATTGGAAAGCCATGTTGTTCTCCTTCGTAATTCGGTTTTTATGTTACTAAAAATAGTGTTCCTGACAATTATTTATAAAAAATGTTTTCTCTCGTCCGTCCACATCCAGTAGTCTCCATCTATCACTTCAGCCTCTGGTTCAGTTCCATCCTCTACAAAACCAAATGGTGTTAAATCATTTTCTATCATTCTCGTTTGAGAGTTATACAAACCCTCTCTGATGTTAACGTCCGTCAAGTCCTTGAAAAACATTTGTGTGGATAACCACGCAAATAAGACCATACACATGGCCAAATCATCATGGTATCCCTCATCTGATGCAAAGGTTCCACTTCTTTCTACAAACGTAGACAGTTCACTAATGCAATCAGCGTCCCATATCAAAAATTTGGTTTCTTCGACTAGACTTTTTAGTGAGAGACACCCCTGTCTCTTCACTGCTTTTGATGTCCTAACCCCCAGAGTAGTTTGTTTTCCAAAGCCAGGCGAAACATATTGTTTATTTTTCTCTTGGACTGTGGAAAATATATTTTCATACTCTAGTTCTTGATGTAGGATATCTACTACTTGTTGGCCTATGTCATTATTTTCTATTAGAACATAAGCGTTGTTGTAATCTCGGGCCACTTTTGCTATGTAATCAGGGAACAAGAGTGGCGATACCTTGTTGTCCTTGTATTTGCCTACAACTTTGAAAGGCATTTCAGTAATGTCAATTATGACAAATGCTGAAAAGTCACCACCGATACCCCTAGAAGTATCAACAGTCACTACATAGTATTTATTCTCTTGAGGTTCTTCATAGATGTCTAGTCCATCCTTTTTATAAATCGGGTCTATGGATGACATCATAGACAAAGCTTTACCACTAATCAATGTATTGGTTGAACCCAAGAACTCACACAAAACTTCTTGGTTGTACTTTACCTCACCTAAAAGTTTGAATTGTTCCTCTGCCCACGCATCATCACGGCCTGGAATATCAGTGTATGGGATGAACATATTCTCAAACCCATTCGCACCTTTCTCCGACTCATTCCAAAATTTCCAGAAATGATTATATCCCAGTGGCGTAGATGTCAATAGAATCTTTGTTGTCTCACCAGCAGAGATAGTAGGATATACAGATGCGAAAAACTCATCTG